TCAAGGCCTGCAGCTGCTGCAAGTGTTGACTTGAACAACTGTTCTTCTTGGTAAATAATCAGTTCTAAACAACGACAGATACCATGAGTGTAAATGGCGTTTGCTTTTTTCTTTGATGTTGCGGAAACACGGCCAAATAAAGATTTATACTCAGTTGCGGTCACGCCAGCAGAAATAGACAGCTCATCAACGCCGCCAAGTGCTGTGCGAATCTCTTCTCGATACTGACGAGAAAACGCATTTTGATCACCAGTAATTGCATCGGGAACAATATAACCAACACGGTCGTTTGGCTCCAGGTTTGCAATTACACGTGGGACACGAATTTGGCCGTCAACACCACGGCTGATAGGATCAGCTTTGAACATCGAATGGCTCATTGGAGACGGACTCGTAAAGCCTGAGTTCGCAGCAATAGAAGGACGCTGGATTGTCATGTCGCCACCAGCCTCCATGAGGTCAGTCTTGGGACGAGACGACAGCAGTGTTGGGTTACCAAAGAATGTAATGTTCTTTCGCATAGTACGCATCAAATCATCATGCGTGATAATATGATTTGCCATTGCATCAAATTCACCAACACCCTCTGTTGAGAAGCCTTGAGGATTATTGAGAATTTCTACACAAGGAATAAAACCAAGACTATTTTGTAACTGTTTGGTATCACCAACCAATGCATAGGTTGGCATATCAAAATTCATTTCCGAATCGGAATGAGTCTCTTCAATTTCAGTAGGTTTAATTGAAAGGCGGATATAACGTTTAGCGCCAGGGTTATAAGTGCTTTGATTTCCTGTTAAATTTGTGGTATTAATTTGGTCGCCAAAACCATTGCCACGTCGAACTTTGTAGCTGTAAATGATTACAACTTCATCCAGTTCGCCATCAACGTTGTAATAGGCACGATATTCGTGCTCACGAAAATAATAAAGACGATAGTTGGTTTTGGTTGGCCGGATATAAAAAAGACCTTTGCCATCACACAAAAAATATTCCCAGATGGAATCTAAGCGCGTATCCATCTTGTTGTACTTCATCACGCGATCAAGGAAGTCCTTGCGCTGTGCACCGAAGTTATCTTGGGATGGAAAAAACTCAACTCCTTGGCGAATGCCAAAGAGCTTCATCTGAGCAATATGGGACGCAACAATGCCCGTATCAACAACAATATTGCTGTCCTTATCCAGGTAAGCGTTAATAATTTCTTGTAGACGGGCTTTAGCGTCAGCCATTATTTGCTTTGATTTATTAGTTAAATAATAACAGTTTAAGAAACATATTTAGCATCAAAACCTGTTGGTAGATAAGCACCTTTTACACCACGGTTTAAAAAACTTGGAAGTTGCGGACCAGGGGAAAAGGATGGTCTTGATTTTAACGGACCATATTTTTTGTCAAGGTTGTAACGCACCCAATCGCTAAATTGATCTTGATCCATGGGAAGTAAAGGATCTTCTCCCACGGGAATGTTTTGCGTTAGTTGTTGAATATTTAACCCACCGCCATAGTACGGCATTGGCGCAAGTTGGACAGGCTCACCACGGTACACAAGATCCTTAACGCCTGCGTGATTGCCTGGCATCCCCGGAACACCATAGCCACCATCGGTCCGAATCATTTATTTAGCTTAACTATCCATTTATTCTACTCTTCTATAACCTCATAACCAGCTAGGTCGTTAACCTTGGTAATTACGATTCCCGTGCCACGCACGTCCCAATTCAGTACATCTCCTTCTTCCCAGCCGAGTTCTTCTGTCACTTCATCTGGTAACACAATATACTGATCGCCGTTCTTGTCTTCTTGTACTTCAAGAATGTAAATCATTTTGCGTCAAGCAATTTCTCCATTAGCTTATCAAGCTTATTATTGATTTGATTGAAGTTGTCGTGCATCTGCTGGATCTCTCTCAAGAAGTCCACCTTTAAAACGTACTCTAAAGGCATCCGCTTTAAATCGTCTTCCAAAACGTCAATCCTGCGTTTCTGTGATCCAATGTAACTAAAAGCCTGCTGGATCTGGTCGTTTTGCCTGCCGAGGATTTTTCCTGCGACCCAGCTGCCACCGGTAACAGCAGATACAATGGCTGTTAAGCCGATAGCAACGTATTCTGGACCCACAACCTAAAGTTAGCTTTTTTCTAATTCTAAAGTTTAGTAATCAAGTTGGAGCTTCCCTTTGCGCATCAATCCGTTAATCATCCAAACCAAAGCATCTACGCAGTCATCATGACTGCTAACACCAAAGTTGGTTAGTTCTTCGAACAGGGCAGTGAAGTTGCGGTAACGATTGAAGATAATTTTGCGATCCTCAAAGAGTCCCATACAGCCACGGAAACGCGCCAACTTATCTGCACGGAACCCTTTGACAGGATGCCAATTTAAGTTGTACAGATTTTCGTTATTGAGACACACTCGTTTAAAGTCGGCTTCTAGGGAAGCCTGGTACTGCACAGCTTCTGAATAAATATCACACGTGGAATAAGTCGGATAGTAATTACCGTTTTCGTCTCTACCAAGAATTGACCAGTCATTTAGTAATTCTTTAAGAGCGTCTAGTTTTTCAAGGTTGCCCATCACACGCAAGCGGCGATAATCAATCACATGAATTTGATCGCCAATGCGTCCACCCAACACCATGACTGTGTAATCATTTTTTTCTTTAGTGCCAGCAGAGAGGTCAACCCCAACGGCAAGCGTATCAAACTCTGTTGCAATTTCAGCTTTAATAATGAGTTCAGGCGCTAAAGATAATTCATTCTGTCTAATAACTTGGTTCATGTATTGAAAAGAAAAAGCAATAGGCGCCTGCCTTTTCTTTTCTTTTAAATAATCCAATGACCACATTTCTGGCCAATATGATTGTTCATCTCCTGTTTTTGGATTTTGAAGAATTGCAGATAACACAATCTGCAACCAATTGTTTTGAGTATTAAAAGTTGTGGAGTGAATGTCATCATGCCTAAAGCGTGTGCCAAGACAGATAGCTCTTGCGCCTTCAAACATAGTCGGCGCAATCACAGCATTCCAATTGTCCTGCATTTGTTTGCGAATGTCAGGGTTAGAAATGTCTGCAGCAGATTTAATAGCGTCATCAATAATTACCAAATGAGAACGCTTAGAAGTCACCGAGCCCTTAAGACCGGCAGCACAAAGAGTAAATTGCTCTTCGCCAGTGTTATCAATACCTGCAAACTTATGGTCAATAGACCAGTACTCATTACTGGTAACGTTCTTTAAAAGACGTACGGTTGGAAAAACTTCCTGGTACCGTTTACTTTCGATGATACGCTTAATGGTTGCCGACTTGGAGCGTGCAATATCAACTGTGTAAGACAAATAAAGAATTTGAAGTGGTTTTTTGGCTTGTGTGTGAAGACCAATTGCCCATGCCGTAAATAAACCAAGTACGGTACTTTTGGCTGAACCTCTGGGAGCCAAGAGATCAACATTTGGCCCAGCAATCCTTAAAAGGCAACTACTATCCTCGCCTGTCACAAAGTGACGATGCCATTCTTTGTGGTGTTGAGCTGGAGGTTTATCAGCTACATATTCACAAAAAAATCCAAAATCTTCTCTTGCTTTTTCCAGGGATTCAAGATTCCGTGGAACACGGATTTGTTGCCTACGTGCAGCAGCTTGAGCGTTACGTCGATACGCAAGATGTTGATACGCAGGCACGATGAGTATTCTTTAGTGTGTTACTGAATACTACCTCATTCTTCGTCTTTGTTGCTCTTCTTCTGTTCTTTGTATTTGCGAGCCTTGTCCAGGGCGGCCTTGCGCTTCTCCTTGTCTGACATCTCGCTGCCGTCCGGATTCTTGGCCTCCTTCTTTTTGAAGTGCTCCAGGAGCTGGGGCGGCATTTTGTTTTTGCTCATTTTGTCTACTGTTACGAATCGCGTTTAAAACTTCAGCCCCTTCAGCTGCAGGAGATTCTCCACCAACCGGCGCACCTTGCAAACGGCGAATACCACCAAAACGATTTTTTTGAAGTTGTTGAACAATGTTCATCAATCCGCCAGCAAGTCTGGCATCAGGAGCAGATTGAGCTTGTGGTGCTGGGTTCATAAATCTATTTTAAATTAACTTTCTTCGTATTGCATTTTTGCCCAAATACTCATTGAGGCTTCTTCTAAGGGAATTTCAATTGGGTCATCTTTAAAAATTACCATCAACTCACGAATTGCACGATCGGCCCCAGCCATTAACAAACCTTTGCGATCACGGCTGGATGTAAACTGCTCAATCTGAGCAATCGTGCCACGCAACTCTTTTTGCATACCAGCAATACGAGCAACGCCTGCATCGCGTTTTACGACACCATTATCTACATCAGCACGTAACTTACGGATATCTTCTTGCATCTCCTCAATTTCATAGAGAAGTTTTTTGCGATGATCGGGTTTTGGATAGTGGTTTTTAACCCACTGTTCGCATGGAACAATACTTCCTTTATAGCCAAGGAACCTAGCGTATAAGTAGCATTCAATTACCGAAAAAGTCTCTTCAGTAAAGCTAACAAAAGCGTCTTGCTCAGCGGAGTCGAGATTATCGACCCACTGATCAAACAGCTCAATATCGATAAGCTCGTTGCGCCTGGTCGTAGTCGCGGGCTTCGTCTGCTTGCTTGAACTGCTGACCTTGTTCGGCAGAAGTTCGTTGCTCTTGGGCACCTTTGCCGATGGTTTCACGTTCTTGGGTTCCGGCATCTTCTAATTTCTTCTTGGAGAAACTATAAGCCACTTCCGCAGCTTGCTTATATTTATCTAGATCAAACCAATCATCAACATCGGTTTGACCTGCAGGCACGCTACTGGTCATGGTTTATTTCTCCTTAGGGGATCAGAAGTTGCTCATCATGCTGGCAAGGCCTTGAGCAAAGATATTGCGGCGACCTTCAGTCGACTCTTGGCGCTTTTGACGGCCTTTGGAGCCTTCCAGCTTGTCAAGCAGTTGCTGGAATTTGTCAATGTCAAAATAATCGTCAGCCGAAGACTGTCCGGCAGGAACAGAAGAAGTCATGTAAATAACGCGTTGGTTATGTATCTATTTTAAACAGTATTAACCAAATACTGACCCAAGTAAACCATACATAGAGCCAGCTAACTGCATTTTACCAATGCTTTTGTCCGCTTCGGTCCTTTGTTTCATAGATTCTAAACTATATTTGCCGGTTGTTTCAGCCACATCACGAGATGCTTGGGCCTCAATGCCAGCAACTTTTTCAAGACCGGCATTAATAATTGGCTGAAGATCCAGCTTACCTTTAACTTCAATGTTAGCAACTGCTTGCCGCCATTCAGATTCTTTATCTGCACCGTACTTAACGCCTTCTAAACCAAGTGTTGAAGCGTATTTCTGTGCATCGGCATAAGCTTTAGCGACTTCTTTGTCTGCATCTGCGCGAATACCAGCTGCACTAACAGTGGCATTAGCACCTATTGTGGCAGTCTTTTCCGACCACTGTCCCTGAAGATTTGTAAGATTTTCTTCCCCCGTCTGCAGAGTTTTAAAGATTGATGCAACGTCTTCTTTAGTTAAACCAGGAGGAGGATTAAGACTGGGCACATCGTCTTTGTAACTACCATCAAAATTTCGTGCAAAATTTTTTGCTCCAGGTTTAATGTTTATATCTGCTTCTTTTGCGCGTCTTACAATACTCTGAGGAGTAAGATCCGTTTGCCGGGCAATTTGCTTTAGTTCTTTTTTGCTAAGAATTTCGCCTGCTTCTCGAAGTAATTTATTTACTTTTGCCATGTCTATGCTCCGTATTGATATGTAAGTGGCTGCGCAGGAGAAGGACCTGCAATTTTTTCAATAGTAGGATAACGATTTGTCAAGCGCCCAGTTTCATCGCGTTCCGGCGTACCAAAAATATAAGACAATCTTTCTTGTTCAGGTGTCATTACACGATGAGAAGCAATAAGGTTTTGTTTTAACATGTCACCAAAAGCTTGGGGACTGCGGATTCCAAGTGCTTTAGCCTGGTCAGCAGCTCTTTTATATTCTTTACTTGTAAACCCAAGGCCCTGTTGCCCGTAAAGAGATTTAGCAACATCAGAAAAAGTTTCACGAGTGTAATCAATTGGTTTTCTGTAACTTCTTTTGAGATGTTTAAGAGCAAATTCAGGATTAGAATAAATATCTTTTTGAGATTCTAAATAAGCTTCCGCAGCGCCGCGATTGCCGCTTTGCACCAAATTTTTAAATTTAGCCAGAGCAGCTGCTTTCGTTGCTCTACTTGCTTTAATGCGATCTAAACCATAATCTATAAAAGCTTGTTCGGTTTCAGTTGGTTCATATTCTGGTGCTTCTGCGCCACCGAATAAACCACTTCCTAAACCAAGAAGGCCGCCTATTGCAGCTCCAACGCCAGGAAAAATTGCGTTGCCGGCAGCAGCACCGGATAAACCTCCTCCTATTCCACCCGCCCAATCAATGCCCATGTACTTACTTAAACCTTTGTTTTTATTTTAACTGACTAGATTTATTAAGAAACAAATGCATCAAATGCAGACTTTGCGTTACTAAGCCCGTATTTCCCAGCCAATTGACGCGAAAAGGGATCATTAACTTGAAACTTAGGCGCCCACTGCGCTACGCGCATCTGGCGCTCAAGATCTGATTCAGCAGCGTGATAATCACGACCAGTGCCAATATCCCCGAACAATCCTGCCGTTTGTTGCGCTTGAGCCATCGACGATGCTGTATTACGCATCGCACTTTGACCCAGGAACATATTGGCAAGATTTAACATGCCACCAATTTGGCCCATGCTAAGACCACCACCTGCGGCCGCTGGCGCAGGATTATTCATGAAATTCATTTGGTCCCAAACAGAACCACTATTAAAGGGACTCCCGACAGCGTATGGAGATTGGGACATGATACTACCTAGGCGAGGATGTTGTACTGACGAGCGACTTGTGCAGGACGCCCTTGCGTACCTTCACGAATTAAGTTAAAGGTAGGCTCAGCAAATGTAAATTTCTGAGCCATAGCATCTTGCCATCTCTTGGGAAGATCCATGAAACCTTTGAACAGATGACCTTGCATCGCACGTTGCTGAGCAGCATCAGCGATACGATTCATGGTTCCTTCATAAATACGAGAGCGCTGTTCAATAACACGTGGATCATTCTCGAACAAATCACGCATTAATTGATAACGTAACGATTTGTCGTATGGGGTTATTTCTTCTTCTTTGCCATCTTTAGTTTTGGTTTTACCAAACATCTCTTGCATGAAAGGATTGTTATAAATTTCACGCAAGATATCGGCCTGGCTGGTTAATCCAGCAATTGGGATTGGTTGCGTCTGCGGAACTTGTGGAGCAAAGATTGTACCGAGACCAAGAGGGAGTTGTGCCATTGCTTTACTCCTTAGAAACTAATGTTAGGAGCTTGAAGCACTGAATTGGCATAAGGCGCAGCAGTTAGTGCAGTCCGCAAGTTTGCACCTGCTTCTGCTTGGCTGCCAAGAGCAAGTTTACCTGCTGTTGCAACAGTACCAAGCATTGCATAGTTTTGACCCATGCTTGCAATTAACGCTTGCTGACGAACCAGCTCGTTGCGCTTTGCTTGTTCAATAATTGGTTGTTGACGTTTTAAAATTTCAAGATCAAGCTCGGCTGCATTACGGCCAAGCTGTTGTTGGGTTTGAATGTATAACTGAGCAGTGCGGGCATCCATACCAGCAATTGCTTCATTGATCTTTTCGGCTTGTGCAATCTGTTCAGATAAACCGGCTTCTTTACCAGCGATTGGTTCTCCTTTGCCAATACCAAATGGCAACTTACCACTGGTCTTAGCTTTCTCGGCTACGTCCCCAAGACCGGTACCAGCAGCAGCAGCACCCATAGGAATTAAGTAGCCAGCCGCTTTTGCAATAGGATTAGAAGAAGCACGTAAACCACCCGTCAAAGCCGCAGTTACTTTACCGGCGCCATAAGCACCAGCAGCACCGGCGGCAGCAGATAAGGGGCGCCCTTCAATAATCTCTTGAATAGCAAAACCAGCGGCGGGAAGAGCAACCGCACCGCCAAGCAAGTTGCGACGATCAAACAATGCATTCCGCAACTGTGCACCAGGAACTTGACCTCCTCCCCCTGGAGCACCAGTGACAAGAGCTGTACCACCACCTCCTCCGCCGCCACCACCACCAGTTACACGACCACTGCCAGCACCTGAGCCACGGCCACCACCACCTGTCGTAACATTACCCCCCTCTGGAGCGTAATTACCGGTAATACGTGGATCAAGATTGGTTTCAGAGCCAAGGCCAACAGCTTGTGCCATTCCTTGGCCCATGCCTTGAATCCTGTTCAAGAAATCCCCAAACAATCCTTGTCGTTGCTCTTGATAGTAACGAGAGGCTGGACCACGGCGAGAATAAGCCTGTTCCTCGCCCCCTGTAACGTTTGCCATATTACAGCTATGTTTTATGAGATAATTCTATCACTGCATTTCTTGTTCATATTGTTCCAATGTTGGTAATTGTGGTCGATTGGCACGTGCAATTACTTCATTGATAGCCGTACCTGTTAACGCACCTGCTGCAGCACCAGCAATTGCACCGGCAAAGCCACGCCTTGTCAAACCTTTCGTAAAACCTGGCGTTGTCTTGACCGTTGAAACGTCATCTGCAATGCCAGGGA